CCCAGTCGTTTGATCAAGTTTGCTTTGAACGTCTGCTGCCTTCTGTTTGTTCTGCGTAGCAATGTTAGCCAGTTTGTAGATGTTCTGTTCAACAGTTGTTGCGTTATCGAAGAAACCAACGCCTGCCGCGAATCCTACAGTCGATCCTAGAAATAATGCAGCGCTAACTCCTAGTGCGATTTTTTTGTTTTTCATGCTGTTCCCTCCTTTTTCATTTCCAAAATATTTTTGTTTAGTTTTGATAACTCTTTGCGCTGTTTTTCTTCTGAAATCACATTTCTAAAACTTTTTCCTGCATTTTCGAATAAAAACCTTTCGGCTTCACGTATACTAACCAGTTTTTGAGAACTAAATTGAACTGTCTTTATCAAACCTAAGTCGACCAAAATGTAAATGTTATCTTTTGACGTTCTGTACTCACTAGCTAATTCCGGTAATGTGTACGCAAGCATTTAATCATTCCTTTCTCTCGATTCTGCATCCTTGACGATTGCTCTTGAATTGAAATTGTATCGATCGCAAACTGAGTTAAAAACTGCAATTTCTGATGAAATCTCGTCTACCACTTCCAACAACCAGAGTTTTATTTCAGTTCTTTCATCGTGACTGATTTCTTCATTAGATATCGATAGTAAATCCCAAATTTCATATTTCTTTTCTACTTCAATTCTTTCAATTTCTTCTTTGTCTTGACCAACCATTTTTGAAAGTGGATGCGCATCTCGACGTTTTCGATTTAATGGTTTTGGTGTATAGAACATCGCAGCAGCTACCTCGAAATCTGTTTCTGGATTTTGCAAGTAATCAGCAATTTCTACAACTCTTTCTAATCCCATCGTCCGTCTACCATTTAACATGTGACTTAGATTCTGCGCTGAGAAGTTCAGGTGATCAGCCATGACTCTTTGGTTCAAAGCCTGTTTGTCAACTTCCTGTCTAAAAATAGATGCGACTTGCTTCTCCATCGAAGAAACTCCCATATTAATCACTCCTTTTGTATTCAATTGTCATTTTTCATAGCAGTCATACTGCTATAAACTGTTTATTAGAAGTAGAACATCATGTCTTCAATCAGACGGTCATCCTGTTGACTCTCAACTTCATACAGTTGATTGATGAACTGATCCGATTTTGTTTCTAAGTAGGCTTTAGTTAAGTGATCGCCTAAACGTTTAAGTATGAACTCAATTTTTTCTTGTTTTGACATTAGATCACCTCCATAATTTCTAGTTATTTTTGATTGTACAAACAAACTGGTTAATCAATTTGTTCCGTTTTAGTTAACTCCGTTTCCAAAAAAATATCATCTGGTTCTTTACCGAAAACCAAAGCAATTTTTACGGCATTCTCATAAGAAAGCCTTCTTTTACCTTTTTCGATCATCCAGTAAAATTCCTTTGTAAGTCCAGCGGCATCAGCGACCTGTTGAAAAGTTTTTCCATTCTCTTTTCTTATTGTTTCTAAATTTTGCAAAACCATTACCATCCCTCCTTCTAAGTTAACCTGATGTTAACTACAGTATAGTTAACCGCAAGTTAATTGTCAACTATTTTTATACTCATTTAGTTAACTTTTTTCCAATCAATTGAGTTAACTGTTTGTTAACGGTAAAATAATAAAAGAAACGAGGTGTTAACATGGACTTTGGATCTCGATTAAAAGAATTACGAGTTTCAAAAAAACTTACTCAACAACAATTAGGAGATAAGATTCACGTTTCTAAAGTATCAATTTCTGGTTATGAACGTGGTGAACGTAGTCCTGATAGAGAAACTCTCACTTCTCTCGCAGATTTTTTTGATGTATCTACAGACTTTCTGTTAGGACGTGAACCTAAAGACATTAATAATTCTGTTGGTATCGGTGGAGTCATTCCAGAGGACTATTCAATTCCTATTTTAGGTAGGATTGCAGCTTCATCGCCAGCTGGTTTAGTAAGCGATTACGAAGGAGAAATTTTCATACAGCCCTCTACTATAAAAAAGTATGGTAGACACGATATTTTCGCTTTACGAGTTTTAGGCGATTCAATGAATCGAATCATTCCTGATGGCGCAATCGCAGTAATCAGAAAAAGTTGCGATTGGGAAGATGGAGATATCTGCGCTGTAACAATTAATGGAGATGACGCAACTCTCAAACAAGTTCATAAAACAAACCGTGGAATTAGATTTTCACCATTAACTTACTCACGTTTCCACACACCATGGGAATATATTAAAGATGAGGACGATGTTGACGTTATCATCCATGGAGTTTTTTTATATGGCATAATACCAACTGATAAAATGTAGAATGGAGTGTTAAATATGGAAATGGAAAAATTTAAAGATGATTTAAAACAATTGGGAAAGCGCGTAATAAAGCTAAAAGACAATATTGGTACGGAAGAAGCAACTAAAACTTCACTCATTATGCCTTTTTTTGCAGCGTTGGGCTATGATCTATTCGATCCCACTGAATTTGTTCCAGAGTTCACTGCAGACGTGGGTATTAAAAAAGGTGAAAAAGTCGATTATGCTATTGTTATCGATAGTAAGCCTACTATTCTAATTGAAGCGAAGTCAATTAATGAAAAATTAACAAAACATGATTCACAACTTTTTAGATACTTTGGGACTACAGAATCTAAATTCGGGATCTTAACGAATGGTCAAGAATACAAATTTTTTACTGATCTAGATGAACCTAATAAAATGGATTTAGCACCCTTCCTTACAATAGATATAACAAATATTAAAGACAACCAAGTTCCTGAGTTAGCTAAGTTTCATAAGGAAAATTTTGATGTTGACAAGATTACTAGTTCTGCCGCTGAGCTTAAATACTTGAGTCGTTTAAAGGATTATTTATCGTCTGAGCTTGACAATCCTAATGATGAGTTTATTAAGTTCCTTCTTGGTGAAATTTATGATGGGATGAAAACAAAACAGATCATTGATAAATTTAAACCAATTATAAAAAAAGGACTCAATCAGTTTATCTCTGAAAAGGTAAATGATAAATTAAGCGCTGCATTAAAATCATCAGTCTCAGTAGATGAATTAGATACTAAATCAGAATCAAATACTACAGAAATTGACGAACCTGAAGTTATTACAACACCTGAAGAACTAGAGTCATATACTATTGTCAAGGTGGTTTTAAAAGATGTAATTCCTCTTGATCGTTTATTCTATCGTGATAATCGCAGTTACTTCAATATTTTATTAGATGATAATATTCGCAAGTGGATTCTAAGAGTACGATTCAATACTAATGGTATGAAGATTGAATTAAATGATGAAAAACACTCTGTGTTTGAATTATCTCAACCGATGGATATTAATAATTACGCCAAAGAAATAATCACAATTGTAAATAGATTTAATCAGAAGTAGAAAAGAGTGGGTTTTTATGGTTGATTGGAAAGATTTAGGAAAAAGAACCTTCGATGCAACGAAAGATATCACAGAAAAGACAGTCGACTCATTTCAAGAATGGAAAGATGATCCTGAACGAATTGCTAAAGTTGAAACGAAAAAGGCTACAAAGAAAGCACAGAAAAAAATTGAGAAAGCTGAAAAAATGCAGAAAAAGGAAATCAAAAGAGTAAAAAGCGAACCGGATCATGATTATTATTTTACTGAGAAAACATTTGAACCTTTCTCTTCTAAAGGCGTAGTTGAAGAATCGACATATAAAAAGATTAAAAGAGTAAAGCTTTCGAAAATCACTCAAGAAGAACCTAATAGAATTTCTATAAAACAAGGTAGAAAAAAAATTGATTTTTTATTGGAAAAAATTGAATTCTCCGACAAAAAAAATTCAACTGGTGGCGCATTACTCGGTGTTGCAATTGCTGGAACTGCTGGTGCTGTTATTTGTAGCTCGATGAACTCAAGTAAAGTCTATGCAAACTTATACGTCCGTCCATTAGATGAAAAAGGAGTGCTACATGTAATTCGTTTTTATGCTGACAATAAAGAAGCTGCTCAACTCTTAAGACTTCAGGCAACGGAGGATTAAAATGAAAAAACTAACGATTGTATTCTTACTCTGCTCTACCCTGCTCTTATCAGCATGTTCGGGCGATAAGAAGGCTGATACGACTGATTCGACTAGAACTAAACTTACAACGAGTAGTTCAACTCAGAAAAAAGAAGCGATAAGTTTGGATTCTATATTGGAAAAGTTCAAGGATGATGGATTAACAGTTGATGAGGCTAAATCCATGAACAAGGAAGATTTCGGTATGGCTCCAATGTCTGCTAAAGAAGCGAAGATTTTTGGTATTCAAAAAGATGATTCAGGCGACTACATGAATGGCAGAATTT